TAAATAAATTACCTTCAATATAGTCTTCTCTTCTATCAGAAACCTTAGGTAATTCTACATGTTTACGGAATGATTTTGTTTCCTTTAATCCCATTCCCTTACGTACAGCATTAAATAATTCTTTACTGTCTTTATATGATTTTGGCATTCCCTTGCTAAACAACTCCAAATCGTTATCAGCAGCAGCTACTCTTAACTTAGAGGCCGACATGCCAGAAACATCATCACTATCAGGATCTCTTTCGCCAGCAGATATTACTTTAATCTTGCTTTCAAATTGGTAGAACCCATGTCGTGCTTCTACTCCGTTGTACTTATTGAGTAGAATTTCAAATTCTTTTACTCTATCAGATCCTGCTACCAGAGTCATTTTAGTGAAACCCTGATCGTATAGCTTACGTGCTACATCAATCACCGTACGCGTATCAGTGTCTGCCATAATATTTCTGGCATGCTTCGGAAACATCTTACGTAGGAATTTTACTTTATCTCTGAATGGAAGAGGATTCTTCTTAGTGTCTTCGGACTTAGAAGCATATATTCTATACATGCCCCCTTTGGAAACTTTCTTTAATGTGTCAAATAATTTTTCATGGCCAGAAGTCGGTGGATTGAATCTACCAAACACAATGGTAACATCACCCTTTGCTTCTGTTACAAATTCACTAAACTTTTTAATCATTATTATTTCATACCTTTTTTGGCCATATTTTTCTTAGCTCGGTCAGCTGCTTTTACTTGTGGAACAAGTTTCTTAGCAATCTTTTTAATTGCAGCAGTCTTTTTAGCTAGCTTTTTTTCAATTGCTTGTTTACCAGCAAAGGATAGATCATCCTTACTTCTTGTTTTAAGCATTTTTTTAAGCAATAATGATCGAGCCTGCTTTATGGCACGTGCTTTAAGTTTTTCAGGGGAGGCGAGCTTCTTAGCCGCTTTCTTACGGCCGAGCATAATTTTGGCTTTATTCTTTTTGAAGTTTATTTTAGCCTTCATTCTTTGTTGCATAGACAAAGCTTCTAGCTGAGTATGTTCTTTAAACCCTAACATGCCTATCCTCGGTATCCCATTTAGTTGGGGTTATCCCAACCTTTTATAATATCTTTGCTAAAGTTGTTAGTAGAAAATTCCATTCTATCAACTAATTTAACAGCTCCACCTTCCATACGATCTATAGCAACAAAACCTTCAGGGTTGGTTACTTTAAATCCGGATTTAGTCTTAACAAACGTCCCAATTTTGTTTAGTTTGTTTAGTTTATTTATAATGATTAGTTTGCTATCTACCACTAAATTCTGTAAATCAAAGATTAATTGTAAGTTTTTTAAGTTCTTTTTATCAAAAAACTTTAATATTTCATCTCTTTTGGCTACCTGGGCATCTTTTCCTTTCTGACTACTCCTTTTATCAATCTGCTTTTGGTATCTAGATTGAATAAACTTTATCATGCCATCGGCATGAGCTCGAGTATTAGTAATTTTTTCACCTGCTCTTACCTTAGTGTTATTATAAACATTAATCATAAGATTAAGTTCTTTATTGTCTTCAATAGTCTTTAAGGTTGAAGATGAGATTTTTCTAAAGAGAGAACCTGCAGCCGACAACTTAGCATTTAAAGCTTCAGTTTCAGTATCAGTTAGAGTAGCAGTACCAGATAAATCATCTAGGGTAGCATCTTGCATCCACAATTTAGATGATTGCTTAAGTTTACCTGAGATATTACCACCAAACTCAGCTCTCATGGATTCAAATGTACCACCTGAATAGCTAGTGTGCCATACGATACCAACCTTGGCTTTTGATATTTGCTTTTCTATTGCTGATCCTTTTGGTACAGCATAAGCAATGGTATTAGGGTGAAAAACAACCATTTTCTGGCCATCGATTGTTTCATTCTTTAGATCAGATGAATCAAACATAAAGTCGCCTTGAATGACTCCTTTAATTCCTACATCTTTAAGATTATCAAATGCTATTTTTAATTTCTTAGATAGATCGCCTGAAGTGTCTGCATCGATATCAGCGTGAGTCTTATATATCTTTGGATTAGCGTTAAAGATACCCTTCTTTGCGACAAAGAATTGGCCGTCAGATGGATCTTCACCAGCAAAGATAGCAGGAGCTCCGTCCCACTTAACGGTTACGTCTACAGCTGAAGTAGCAGTACCTTTTAGCATATCGCGTAAAGAACGTAATGCCATAATAGCCTGCCGAGCACCACTAACCCCACCATCGATGATTAGATCTTCGAGGTGGGTCATGTGTGTGTTTTTAGCAGCTTCTGTTAATGGAACGTGATTTCTAAATGCTTTCATTACTTACCCTTTTATGGTATGATTGTATTATACTATTTATACTTTTTGAAAGCTGAACTCTACGCTATATCCCTTCTCTTTGAATTTATTGTATGATTCCCAAGCAGTTTTCTTAGAATCATACATGAACCTGACCTTTGTTTCGGCATCCCGCTTTACTATGACAATCCAACTATCGAGCATGGACATATACGTCGATCCTCTCAGCGTGTCTTAGTGGAAGAACGTCATCGTATGCGTATTTGCTTTTGCCGTCAGCAATAGCATGAACTCTACGAGCACCACGAGCGTGTAGAGTTACACGATACTTAGGTGTAACGTCTTTCCAATCATCATAACCATGCTCACAACGATATTGATTCATTGTATCAGTTTGTTTAGCCATTTTATTAACAGCTTTAATTGAATTTCTCAACATTTCAATCTGTTGCATATCAGTAGCTGAATTTACATCAGCTGTAAAAATAAAAGAATTAGTTCTCATAATCAATACCTACTCCACTTCCTACGTTCATTTGGTACCAGAATGATCTGGCTTCGTATTCATCACCACCGAATAAATCGGCCATTTCTTTGATAAACTCATCGAGTTCCATCGTATCAACCGCATCAAATAGTACGTCTTTTAGTTTACTCATATTACGCTCCTAAAAATTTAGAATCACGACCCATGTCCATAGCCTTTAACGGTCTATGATTCACAAGGTCCCAAAAATACTTGTCTAAAACAGAAAATGATAGTAAGGGTGCAACCCACTCCGTTCCATCTTCAAATGAAACGTAAGTAAGGTCGCTTTTTAATGCACTTTCAAGAATATCTAAACTCATAATTAAATCCCCGTCCAGCGGATATCAGCTGGATCATAATTAAAAACATTACCTCTAGCGAAGTTAGTAGCAGGTTTGCTAAAACCAGCAGCCATCAACATATCGCCAATTTGAAATGGAGCATTTGTTTTATTATCAATTTTGGATTTTGGAGATTTCTTAACAATAAAACCAGCTACTGATTGAGAAACTCTGTCGTAACGATCAGATTCTCTGATAATCTTGATATAGTTACGACCTTCTTGGAAAGTATACCTTTCGGTATCTCTGGTGTGCTCAAAACGATCATGTAATTGTTTCTCCATGATCGAGATGAGCTCTTGGGTTTTTTCAATTAAGTCTTTCATAATGTAAATATCCTTTGATTAATTTATGGTACTATTATATCAACATATAAGGATTTTGTACAGGGCTACAAGAGACTAATCTCTTAAATTTGGTCTCAACTTGGATCTTCAGATGATACCGTAGTATAGATTCCATATAGAAAGCCAGCCCAAGCCAGTAAGTTTGCAACACCGCCAAACAAAATAACTGAACCACAAATTAACATAAGTGTCGCACCATCTAAGGTAGTTCTTTCACCGGTACGTTCTTTTAACCATTTTAACATAATATTCTCCTAGATTTTAAATTCAGCAAACGTGTCTTTATTCTCATTGTTACCCCACGTTGCTATTGGTTTGTCTGCCACAGGATCCGATACAAGATCCTGTTGGGCAGACTCTTCTGCATCATATAATTTCATGCGGGAGCGATCAATACCGACTACGAATCTTTTGTACTTGGTAGGATCGTTATATCGGTTCTTTAGCTGTTTTACCATGATCTGGCCAAGTTCTTCAAGTTCCTCTGTAGATATAAGAGCGAACATTAAGTCTGCCGTAGCTGGTAAACCAAAAGATTCCGATGTATCTTCAAGTCCAACGTCAGTGTTACCAAAACCAGAACGTGTTGTCTGAGTAGCTGACATGATTGGAACATTGAACTCTACAGCAAGGCCTCGCAATTCTTCCGCGATAGCTTTAATGTAGGTGTAACTATTTATACTGCCACCCATAGCCTTCATGCGGCTTGAGGCGCAGATGTTTAGGTAATCAATATAAATCATATCTGGTTTAAAGTTCTTCTTCATTTTAAGTTCGTTCAGAAGTGCTCTAAAATGACCAGTATGAGCTGAGCCAGTTGGATATTCTTTAACGATTAGCTTACCAATATTAGCTTTTGCAATATTAGCAATCTTATCCTTGAATACTTTTTCTGGCACTCGTTCAAGTTGTTCAATAGGTAAATCCATTAGGTTAGCATCAATACGCTCAGCGATACGTTCTTCAGCCATTTCCATAGTGATGTATAGAACATTCTTACCTTGCTGTAGAATGGATGCTGCGCAATGACACATAAACAAAGACTTACCAACACCAGTACCAGCCAAAGCGATATTCAGTGTTTTATTAGGTAACCCACCTTTTGTAATTTTATTGAAGTAATCTAAGTCAAACGGTATACGATCTTCCTTTTTATTGTAAAATTCAAATCGTTCCGCTGAGTTGTCAATGTAATCATGACCAATAGCTTGATCAAAAGAAACACCGAGGGCTTCAGATAGAATCTCTGGAATAGCACCATCGGTTTTTTCTTTTTCGTTACCATCAATAATTTGAATTGATTCCATGATCGCGTTATAGACAGCACGATCACGGCACCATTTCTCAGACTCTTTAATTAGATACTCAGTATCGACATCAGTTTTCACAGCAATTTGATCAATAAGCTGATTAGCACTATTAAGTATTTCATCAGGTGCACTGATCTTACCTAGCTCAAGCTGTAAAACCCTTGATGTCGGAAGCTTGTTCGTTTGTTGAACAAACTTCACGATCATATCAAATACGGTCTTATGAGTACTTTCAAAATACTCAGGCTTAACGTAAGGTATTACTCTACGACAAAACTCTTCATTATTCAGTAGGTGATTCAGAATGTGAGTCGGTAGTTGATTCGATATTTCCAATTTTTGCCTCTTTATTTTCTAATGAATCTAGTATGATAAAGTTTAATAGGTCGCCAAGATAATTGTTAAAGTCTGGATTTGACTCTAGCTCTTCAATATCATAATCTGCTGGATCTTGTATGGAGTAATTAAATGACATTCTAGCAGTGTCATTTTCTGGGTCTTCCTTTACTGTCACTTTGCCATATACTACAACTACATTTTTCCATTTACCAGTTTTTAACTTGACACCATAAAAATCACCAAACCCTGATACATCGTTTTCTACTAATATATAGTCTGCACTTGTAATATTAACCACCGGCGGCCTCTTCTTCAATTACTTCATCAAGATCGATTTCTAACATTGGCTTATGGCCAATAGAATAGTGTGCTTTTAAGAACTCTTTAAAGTTAGTATTTGCAAAGATTGGTTCCCAGAACTCAGCGGTTAGAGTATCTTTCTCACGATACTTTTGATCCATTTGTTCACCAGTATTTTGGTCCACTTTAGCATACCAACCCATACTTGGTTTAGTAACATAACCACCAGCCAGTCCAACTTCTAGTAGACCAGAGTACTGCTCGATGCCACCGTCCCACGATACCGTGATAGGTACTTTAGATTTCTCTTTGACAAAGCGTGATTTTTCTACATTGATCACAAAGTTGTAGCCTTTGACTTCTTTGCCTTTCTTAACTTGCTGACGGCCAAGAATCCAGATGTTATCTGCACTATAGTAAATGCCAGTACCACCGGATACGATAGCCTTAGGGAATAATCCAATCTCTTGATATGTATGATTCACAGCAAGCATTGGAATATTACGCATAGTTAGATATGGTGTTACCATTCTAAACAAGCCTTTAAGTGCTTTAGCTCGAGACATATCTGCTACTGATTTCTCATCTTTAGCATCTTGCAATTCTTTCTTAGAAGCAAGGTTACCGATAGAATCGATTACGATAATCACTTTATCTTTACGTTCAATTTCTTCGAGTTGGTTTACAAGATCAAACTTGAGTTGCTCAACATCAACAATTGGTGTGTGTAATACGCGAGATGTATCAATACCGAATGACTCGAAGTAAGATTGTGGTGAACCAAACTCTGAATCATAGAATATTAGAACTGCATCGTCGTGCTCTTTTAAATATGCACCTGCCATCAACAAAGCAAACGAAGTCTTAAAGTGTTTACTTGGACCAGCAAGAACTGTAAGGCCTGAGGTTAAACCACCATCGACATCGCCTGATAGTGCGATATTGACCATAGGTACTTCAGTCTTTACCATATCTTTTTCTGTAAAGAATACTGAGTCTTTAAGTACAGCTGTATCTTTGACTCGACTATTCTTTTTTAATCTATCCATTACGGACATTATGATCTACTCCTTGGTTGTTCCCAACCAGTTTGTGCTAATTGTCTTTCTTTCTTACGCCATCTGATGATGGATTCTGCTTTCTGTCTTTTCTTCTTTGAGGTTGGCTTTTCATAGAACTCTTTTTCTTTTGCTTTCTGCAAAGTACCAGCTCGTTCTACCGCTTTCTTAAATTTACGCATCGCCACTTCAAACGACATTTCTTTTTTCTTACCTTTTGATCTTAAGTCTACGCTTGGCATATCTTCTCCTGTTTAATAATATGGTCTATTATATCACAGATACGGTGCTTTGTACATGGTCGAAAGAAATATTTTGTTCTTTTTCTCTTTCGTCACGTTCGTACTGTGATCTGTATCCGTTGTTGATTTCAATGGCTTTAGCCAATAGGGTAAGTTTATCGCTGAACTTAGAAAAGGCGAGAGTATCTTTAGGGAAGCATGCTCCACCATATCCTTGCTTTCCATCAAACCCTGGAACTTTTGTATGTGAAATACTAACACGATCATCAGCACCGACTGCTTTAATTACTTGGTTAAAGTTTACGTCACCATGTGCGTTACATGCATCATATAGCTGGTTAAAGAAAGTTACTTTAGTTGCTAGGAAAGAATTAATAGCATACTTTACGAAACTTGCTTCTGCTTTATTTACTTTGAACGATGGACATGGCGTGCATAAACTATACACTTCGTAATACTTTTCCAATAGTTCGCATTGCTCTTCTTCACCGCCGAAGATGTGGAACTCTGGATTTACAAACTGTTCGCATGCAGATCGTTCTGTCAAGAACTCTGGATTATATACGACGTTTGATTGTGAATACTTGTCGATCGTAGATGGAGTGATGGTCGATTTAATCACGATTAAACCAGACACTCCAGATAGATCTGCCATTACCTCGTCAAGAATAGCGGTATTGATATCGCCATCATCTTGCATAGGTGTAGGAACACAGATAAATGTGAGATCTGGCTTCCAATTAGCTAGATTTCTTACGTCTTCTGATGTCGTTCCATAATTTGGATCAAGTATTCTCTTTTCTACTCCTGGATTGCTAAATCCATAATCTACTGCTTTGCCAACAAAACCGTGGCCTATAACTGCTACTTTCATTTTAGTCTTCCAATATATGATGTTGTGGTTGCCATCCATAACTTAATAGTACAGATGGATCTGCGCAAGTATTTTCTCTCTCACCAGTTACTTCTTTGATTGGTAAGTTATTCTCAGGCCATACTTTATCAGCCATTTCTTTTACTGTTACTGGTTTTCCATTACCAACGTCGATAGCCTTTTCTTCTATAATGCGATAGTTATCTACACATAAAGCGATAGCTGAGCAAACATCATCGACATGAGTCCAATCTCTAGTGTGCTCTGTAATATACGAAAGCTTTGGATCTTTCTTCTGTAGCATATCGTATAGCATATCAGTTCTACTGTTTGGTCCATAGACTGTGTGGAATCTTAGTCCGATAGATCTATCAGGGGCTAAAGCCTCCATAGCGTACTTAGAGGCCGCGTAAGGTGATTGCCACCATTCGTACACAGACGAAGATGAAGCATATACAATAGGTACATTAAAATATTTGCACGACTCAAATAA